CAAGCTCGGCTTCGAGGAATTGAAGGCGACCGCGCTGTCGGTGCTCGACCAGATCGCGCGGGTGGCGTTGAAACAGGGGATGGCGTCGGTCGGCGATGGCGGGTTGCTCGGCCTGCTGGGCGGTGTGGCCTCGGGTTTGCCGGGCCGGGCGACCGGCGGGCCGGTGTCGCCCGACCGGCCCTATCTGGTCGGCGAGCGCGGGCCGGAGGTCTTCGTGCCGACCAGCAGCGGGCGGGTCGAGACGCTGCGCCCCGGCGGCGCCCCGCGTGACGTCCGTGTGGCGATCACCATCAACGCCGGGGCGGGGGAGGCGGCGGGCGTGCTGCAACGCTCCAGCCGACAGGTCGCAAGGGCGGTACGCGCGGCGCTGGCCGAGGACTGAAACCCCATTCCTCCCCTGCAGGGGAGGAATAGAAGGAATGCTGTCATGCAATATTGCCTGCACGACCAGCGGCGCGAGCAGCGGAGCGACATTCTTTCACGCTTCGACCCGCGCTACTGGACGGTCGATTTTCCGCGCCCGATGATGGCAGCGGTCGTCGCGACCGCACCGGACGCGCTGCGGATCGATGCGGTATTCTACCGTGCCGACGATCTGGCCGGGCTGATCTGGGAATCGGCGGATCGGCACGACCATCCGCTGCTGCGCTACGACACGGCGCGCGACTATCGCGACTGCCGGTTGCGGTTCCGCTGGCGCTCGGGCGGGATCAAGCCGCTGGATGGGCGGCATGGGCCGACGCTGACGATCGAGGGGCGCGATGAAAGCGGCAAGGCCCGTGCCTGGTATGTCCGGCTGTGGAATTACGCGACCGGCACGCCGGAGGATGCGGAGGTCGTGATCGACTTCGCGAACCTCGCAGGCGGGTTCCGATTTCCCGAGGATCGTGATCCCGTCTGGGCTGGCGATGTCGACCGGATGTTCGTCTCACTGGTCGCACCCGATTACGATGCCGGCGCGACGTTCCTCGCCCGGCCGCAGGAAGGCTGGGTCGAACTGACCCGCATCGCCTGTGACGGACCGGGGGCGGTGATCGGGGTCGGCGCGGGCGTTCTGCCCGAACAGGGGTTTCGGATCGCCAGCGGTTATGACGACAGCTATCACCTGACGCCGCAGCGTTTGCTGCGCAACATGCTGCACCTCGGCTATCGCGGCGGCATCGTCCACTATGTCGGCATGAGCCATTATTTCCGGCTCGAACGCAGCGGCGAGGGGCTTTACGCCAGCCTGATGGGCGGCGCGCTGAACGCGGCATGTGCGGCATGGCATCGCGGATTTGCCCAAGAGGCGAAGGCGCTGGGGTGCGACCTGATCTGGTCGCTCTCCTACGAGCTGTTCGACGCGCATTGCTGGGGGGACTGGAAGCAGCGCTCGGCCGATGGTGCGCCCGCGCTGACCGGCTGGGAGCCGCCCTCCACGCTGCTCAGCCCGGCGCATTCGGGCGCGATGGCCTATCTCCAGGAAGTGGCGCGCGCCTTTCTGGCGATCGGCCAGGCGGCGGGTCTCCCCCCGCAATTTCAGGTCGGCGAGCCATGGTGGTGGGTGCGCCCCTCGGACGGGGCGCCGTGCCTGTACGACGCGGCGGCGGTGGCGGACTTCGCGCCGGTGCCGATGGCGAGCATGGTGGGCGCGAAGACGCAAGGGCAGCGCGATACGCTCGACCGGGCGGGGGCGTGCCTGGCGGCATCGACGGCGGCGCTGTGTGCGGCGGCGAAGGCGGCGGCACCGGGCTGCGTCACGCATCTGCTCACCTATCTGCCGACCGTGCTCGACCCGCTGGCTCCCGAAGCCAAGCGCGCCAACATGCCGATCGGCTGGGCGAGCCCCGCCTTCGATGTGCTGCAACTGGAGGATTATGACTGGGTGACGGCGGGCGACACCGCCTCGACCCGCAAGGGCGTCGCGCTGGCCGAGGCGCGGCTCGGCTATCCGCCCGCGCGCCAGCATTATCTGTCGGGCTTCGTGCTGCGCGCCGACCAGCGCGGGCAATGGGGCTGGATCGCCCAAGCGGCGGAGGCGGCGCGGGCGCGCGGCGTGGCGCAGACCTTTTTGTGGGCGATGCCGCAGGTGATGCGCGACGGATTCACCTGCTGGGAAGGGGAGGAGGAGGAGATGCAGGCTTTCGACGATGTGCTGTTCCCGCTGGCGCTGGGCCGCGAGGCGGAGGTGACGCCGGGCTTCTCGACCGCGATCCTGACCAGCGCGGGCGGGCGCGAGGCGCGCAACGCCGCCTGGGCGGAGGCGCGGACGACCTATGATGTCGGCCCCGGCATCCGTTCGGCCGAGGACATCGCCGCGCTGCTCGGCTTTTTCCGGGCACGGATGGGACCGGCGCGGGGTTTCCGCCTGCGCGATCCGTTCGACAGCATCGGCACCGACGAAGCGATAGGCATCGGCGACGGCACCACGCGCCGCTTCGCGCTGGCCCGCCATTATGGCGACCAGTCGCGTCGCATCACCCGGCCGGTGCCGGGCAGCGTGTCGGTTACGATCGCAGGCCGCAATGTCACCGGCTTCGGCCTGGAGCCGGGCGGCTGGCTGCTCTTCGACACCGCCCCTCCGGCGGGCGCGGCGATCACCGCCAGCTTCACCTTCGACGTGCCCGTCCGCTTCGCAGAGGACCGGCTGAGCGCGACGCTGGCCGGGTTCCGGGCGGGCGCGGCGGCTTCGGTCCCGCTGGTCGAGGTGCGCGAGGCATGAGCGCGGACACGCTGACGACATGGGTGCTGTGCTGGCGGATCGAGCGGCGTGACGGGGTGACGATCGGGCTGACGGGCCACGACCATGACCTGTGGATCGAGGGGCTTCGCTATCGCGCCGCACCCGGCCTGACGCCCAGTGCGATCCTGCGCGGTGATGGCCTCGACCCCGATCTGATGGAGGCATCGGGGGCGCTGACCAGCGCGGCGATCGGCGAACGTGACCTGTTGAGCGGTCGCTGGGATGGAGCGAGCGTCGCGGCGATCGCGGTCGACTGGAGCGGCAAGGCGGCACCCGTGCCGCTGGGGCAGGGGACGATCGGCGCGGTCCAGCTGGGCGAGGGCGGGTTCGCCGCCGAACTGCGCGGTGTGGCGGCTTCGCTGGATCGGCCGGTGGCGGAGGAAACCTCGCCCGATTGCCGCGCGTCGCTGGGCGACCGGCGGTGCCGCTTGGCGATGGCGGGGCGGCGGCGGTTCGTGCGGGTGACGGCCTGGGACGGCGAGGTCGCGCTGACCCTCGACGCGGCCGAGCCGGTCGCCAACGCCTATGGCCAGGGACGGCTGATCTGGTTCGGCGGCGACAATACCGGGCTGGAGGCGATGGTCGCGCGGTCCGAGGGGAACCGGCTGTGGCTGTCCGCCGCCCCTGCTTTTGCGGTCGCAGCAGGCGCGCTGATCGAACTGGTCGAGGGGTGCGACAAGCGGCTGGAGACCTGCCTGTCGCGCTTCGGCAATGTCGTGAACTTTCGCGGCGAGCCGTTCCTGCCCGGCATCGACCTGCTGACCCGCTATCCCGGCGCATGACCCCCGAGGTCATGAACGGCGTAGAGGCGGCGGCGCGGGCGCTGGTCGGCGTACGGTTCCGGCTGCACGGGCGCGATGCGGTGCATGGGCTGGACTGTGTCGGTCTGGTCGCGCTGGCGACGGGGCGGGATGCGCCGACCGGCTATGGCTGGCGCAGCGGCGATGAGGGGCGGGTGGCGGCGCTGCTCGATGCCGTATTCGCGCGCTGCGGGGATCAGCCGGGCGCGGTGCTGCTGATGCAGGCCGGGCCGGGCCAGCTGCATCTGGCGATCCGGGTCGGCGACGGGATCGTCCACGCCGATGCGGGGCTTCGCCGCGTCGCCTGGCGGCCGGGAGCGCCGCCCTGGCCGATACTGGGATATTGGAAGGGGGAGGGGTAATGGCGACCTTGGTCTTGGGCACGGTGGGGCGTGCGCTGCTGGGGCCGGTGGGCGGCGCGATCGGCGCGCTGATCGGCAATCGGGTCGATCATGTGGTGCTGGGTCCGCCGCGCCGCCAAGGCCCGCGTCTGGCCGAGCTGTCGGTGCAGACTTCCACTTACGGCACGCAGATACCCGCCGTCTTCGGCACGATGCGCGTCGCCGGGCCGGTGATCTGGGCGACCGATCTGGTCGAGGCGCGGGGGCTGACCGGCGGCGGCAAGGGGCGGCCGGGCACGGAAAGCTACAGCTACTCCGCCAACTTCGCGGTCGCTTTGTCGGGGCGGGCGATCCGGCGGGTCGGGCGAATCTGGGCCGATGGCCGGTTGCTGCGGGGGAGCGCGGGGGACTTCAAGGTCGCGACCGGCTTTCGCCTCCATGAAGGCACGGAGGACCAGCCGGTCGATCCGCTGATCGCCTCGATCGAGGGCACGCGGGCGTCGGCCTTTCGGGGCATCGCCTATGCGGTGTTCGAGGGGCTGGCACTGGCCGAGTTCGGCAACCGTATCCCGCAACTGACCTTCGAAGTGGAGGCCGATTCCGGTCCCGTCTCCTGCGACGGGATCGCACGGGCGCTGTCGCCTGTGGTGCGGCCGGGCGATGCGGGGATGCGCGTGGCGGGCTTTGCCGCGAGCGGGGGCAGCGTGCGCGCGGTGCTGGAGATGCTCGCCGGGATGAGCGGCGGGCAATGGGTCGCCGAGGGGGCGGGCATAGGGCTGGCCGTGCTGGGGGGCGGGGC